GTTTCCATAGACTAAAATATTGAAAGCCGGGATATGGCTGTTGACATTATACGTTGTTGATGAACTATATGGATTGTAGTCCCTTCGGAAATGTGTAATGTGGGATCCCGAAATGGGATAAAATAGTTCGACGCCCGCCGGATTATTAGCCAACTTGGCTGTGTTTTCATTTACCTGTTGTTCGATGTTCCCAAAATTTCCAAGAGATTGCTGAACATTTTCTTTCCAAGCCGAACCATTAGTAATATAGGTAAAGTTCGCAGTGATCACATCGTTGGCGTTTTGTTGCTCATGGAAGACCACCACACCATGGGCCGGGCTGATCTCATATTCCGAAGAATTGACTGGAACACCATTCCGATAAATGACAGGAGTCGGATTGGCCAACCAATTTCGTATAGTCCCTTCGTATATTCGATACCGTAAACTCGGATCTTCTTGATCGTCAACTGGCCGTAATTGGTGATTGTTTATGGAAGCCGTCTTCATTTCCAAAACTTGTTGGATTTTATTGATATCATGCTGCAAACCTGATATATGAGCGGCCAAAATGTCTTGGCTCGACAAATCCGTATATGGGGTTTGGGCCATGATGAGAACCTCCTTATATCCATCGGCTTCTTGCGTAAATTCTGACCGTATTTACGGTCGCATTTCCTTGGCATTGGATTTCCACATGATTGGCGCCCACTTGTAGGATGGGAAACGTCATATTGTCAATATCGTTATTTGCTGACCGCTGACTTCCATCCGTCTGAATGACATAGGCAGTAATAAAATGACTGTCCAAAACGAGGATTTCCCCGGTGGACAGTCTTCCATTAAAAACGATCTCGGTATTGTCGGTTTTAATCGTAATCGCTCCGCCATTGTTTGTTCCTTCAATTTCTATCAGCGGTTCAGACTCTTCATTCCCTTTTGCCCTGGTAAAATTGAATCCGCCAGGGCCATTATACGTAAAAACTTCATCTTCAATGGCATAATAATAGGGATCCGGGCAAAAGAAATTCAACGTTCCTTGCCCGGCTTGAATCAGGTTCCGAATTTCGGTCTCGTCTTGAATGATCGCATCAATGTACCGATCCGGTTCATCATGAAAAATTAGCCGTTTTGGGCTTTTCTTATTCAATTTCTCTGCCAAGAATCGTTTCATTTCGGAATAAGTCATGCCCAAATCTTCATAAATCATGACTTCGACAGGTATTACGACAGGTCCATGTTTTTTTTCAATAAAATATACGCCATTCCGGCCTAAAATGGCCTTGGTGGTTAGCTCTTGCGGCGGCATGAGCGGCCTTCCTATATCGATCACAAGTAAATAATCCGACAAATCAAATCCATCATATGTGATCATAAAGAGCCACCTCCGTACCCTTTGCTCCTTGCCCTGATGATCCTTCTGTCCCCTAACTCCCGGTCTATATAAGGAGCTAAAGTTTTACCAGCTATTTTCCCGTCAATGACAGAATAAACGGTAATTTCAAGTTTCTCCCTCATCAGCGACTTCATTTCTGCAAGCAAATTCTTCATTTCCTCAGCGATAATGCCGCTGATCATCTTTTGTGGGGCAACGATTTCCGGGTTTGATCTCCCGGCGTCGCCCACTACGGCAAGCGTTGGTTTGTTTACTACACCGCCGCTTGCCAAATAAGGGATCTTCGGAATGTTGAAGCCAATCGTTCCTCCACCTTTCCCGCCTATTCCAGGCACCCAATCTGGAATCTTGGGTAGTTTGATTTTCACCCGATTTAAGGCGCCGATCATCCCATTTATGGCTCGAATCACTCCGTTTACGGCTCCACGAATGGCTCCCGTAATTCCATCCCAAATACTGCTGGTGGCCGAACGGATACGGTTCCAGGCTCCAACGATCACATTTCTAATTGTGTTAAATGCGCTTGAAGCCAATCCTCGAATCGAACTCCAAGATCCGGACAAGACGGAACGTATCCCATTCCATACGGAAAGGGTTACGCTGCGAATGGCTTTCCAAATGCTCGAAATTACATTTTTCACGCCATTGAAAATGCTTGAAGCAATACCTTTCATTCCGTTCCAAATGGCCATTACTGCATTTTTAATTGAATTCCAAACGGCGGAAGTTACGTTTTTCAAAATATTCCATATTGTGGCGATTAAGTCTTTGATTGAATTAAACCGTCCATAGGCAAGAGCCTTGATTCCTTCCCAAATAGCGACTAATGTGTTTTTGATCCCATTCCAAACGGCGACAGCTACGCCTTTTATGGCGTTCCAAATGGATGAAAGAATTTTTGCAATGGTCGAGAAAACCGTCTGCGCAACACTTTTAATCCCATTCCAGAGCGTGGAAAGAACGCTTTTAATGGCATTCCATACAGTCAAAGTCACCGTTTGGATTGTCGTCCAAATTCCGGCTAAAATGGCGATCAACGGCGTAAAAACCGCAATGGCCACAGTTTTAATTCCGTTCCAAACGGTTGAAAGGAAAGAAGAGATGTAATTCCAAACCGTCAAGGCCACTGTTTGAATGCCTTGCCAGACTGTAGAAACGATATTTGCAATGCCTTGAAAAATCGGTGTTGCCAATGCAAGCAAGCCATTCCATATGCTTGAAATAGTTGTGAAAATCACGTTCCAGACAGCCAAGGCGATGGTCTGGATCACATACCATACTGCGGAAAGATAAGAGCTGATCCATCCCCAAACGGTTTGCACAACGTTAACGATTTGCTCCCATACCCCGGAAATAATGCTTCCTATCGTCTGAAATACGGTGCTTGCACTTTCCTTAATTCCATTCCAGGTATTTATCAAAAAATTGCTGACCGTATCCCAGTTTTTCCATAACAGCACGACTGCGGCGATTAAGGCGCCGATTCCGACTGCGACCCATGTAATCGGGCTTGTTAGCAAGGCAGTATTAAAGCCCATTTGGGCAAGGGCCGCCTTTAATGTGTTGTTCCTCAATACCCCCATAAGGGTTTTAAATTTTCCGATTGCCGTGTTTACCGCATTTATTACTTTGAACGCGGTAAATGCGCTGACCAATCCCAATAAAGTCGCTGTTACAACCGGGGTATTATTTCGCATCCATTCTAAAATCCCCTTGAATCCTGCAAAGGCTCCTTTGGCGGCTTCTATTCCACCCGTATCGACTACGAGCGTCTGAAATAGTGATTTCAGATCATTAAAAACAGGGACGAAGATGTCCTTGACATAACCGCCAAGTGTCATCAGTCCCTGTTGCAAAGGTTTAACATTGATAGATTTAACCAATTGGCCCAACGTTATCAGGCCGCTGATCACGTTCGATAAAAATGGTGCGGCGAATTGCGCCTGAAAATCTTGCCAAATCTGTTTTAAGTTCCCCAATTGGTTCGCATAAGAGTTCGATTCTCTTGCCGCTTGGCCGGTGGCCCCTGCGGCTTTTTGCATGGCTTGAGCGTATTTCAAACGGATGACTTGTTTTTCGGCTTCACTCAAGTTGTCCCAATCGACCTTTAAATTTTTGGCCGCCCAGGCGGCCATTTGCGTTTCGCTCGCAAATAACCCGATGGATTCGCCGCCTTCATAGTTACCCTTAATAAATGAGTTCAACGCTTCATTCGCTTCTTCAAAGGATTTATCGTAGAATGCCGCAGCGTCCGCCACTAATGTGACCGCAATCTCGGCCTGTTTCATGGCCTCGTTTGTATCCAATCCCAACCCTTTGAACATGGACGTCATTTGCGTAAAGGCGGGCTTAATTCGGTTCGGAACCATCCCGAATGATTTTCCTAAATCATTCACGATGCCCTGGGCCTGCCGCTGCATATTCCCAAAAACTTGTTCAAACTGGGCTTGCATGGCCTGAGCGCTGGCCGCTGCTTCGATTGCGGAAATGCTAAAATCTTTAAGTTTATCAATGGCAAAGAATCCGGCAACGACTCCTGCGGCCTTCTTGAAAGCTTCCGAAATTCGATTGGAGCTTTCTTCTGCTTGGTCCTCGACATCCTCCATTTTTTCTTTTACTTTATCCATTTCTTTAACTGCTCCATCGACATTTGCGTCCACTTTGACGTCCGGGACGTCTTTGATATTCTTTTCAAGATTATCGATGGCTTGCATGGCCGCTTTTGTATTCGCTTTTGAATCCACGTCAACGTCGGGTAAGTTCTTGATATTATTTTCAATTTGATCAATTTGTTTATTTGCAATTTTGCTATCAATATGGGTATCAATATCAATATCAGGAACATTTCGTATGGCCGTTTCTACTTGGCCAAACGCCCGGTTGGCGTGTTTTAGGATGTTATCAAAAACCCTGGTCGTTTGGTCTATGCCTTTGATTATGATTTCAACGGTATTGGCCATTGAATCACCCCCTTCTCGGTCTTCTTCTCCGGGGGACCTTGGGCTTCCTGAAATGCCTTTCCGATTTGAGTTTTTCTATTTCCCTTTCCCTTTCCCTCATAATCCGGTTATGCTGTAAAATCAGCGCTTTTTTCTGAAAAGGCGTTAAATGCGGGATATCCAATGGCGATATCCCGCATTCTTTCACCAAGAAATAAAAATTATTTATCTCCCCCGTGAAAGGGATCCTCTTCGCCGCCTTCGGTCAATTGTTCGATTTCTTCATCATTACCGATCCCCGAAATTTTTTGGATCCGCTGTGCGATTTCCCGGACCAATTTCGGCGGGAATTCTTTCTCAACGACTTCTTCCGTGATCGAATCGTCCACCGTTCCCAACGCAACCGTCAAAATGTCAGCTTTTTTCCTTCCCCGGTAATTTGCCTTGTAATCAAACGCCATTTGGCGGACCATTTTTCCTTTTAAGCCTTCTCTTGCGTTAATCGTAATGCCCTCTTGCATTAATTCCTCGACTCTCGTGGCTTCGGCGTTATTGAGTGGACGGATCTCCACTTCGTAAATTTCTCCGTTCCATTCGACTTGCATAATTTCCCGGTATGCAGTTCCATTCAAAACGCCTGCTGTTAATCGTTTGGCCATGTTTCCACTCCCCTTTTGCAAAAAATAAGATGACCGGAATGGTCATCAAGCGGTTGTCGCTCCATAATCCGGTTTGTCATTGGTAATGCTGACAATAATCGGGCCTTCTTGTTGCACATTGTCATATAACGCTCTTGCGGTCACCGTTTGCGTGATATGGTCCCGTCCTTCAACCGGCTGACTGGACGCGGTATAAATCATTTTCGGGAAGATGATGTCGTAGTTCTCACCGAGATGTAAGGTGTAAGAGAAATATCTCAAGACTTCTGAACTCGGCTCCATGTCACCACCCCAAAAGTCCATGAGCTCATTCAAATTGTCAAAGGCAAGTTCCAGTTCCAACTCGACGACCATAGAACCTTGGAAGGCTTTCTTCGGGAAACGTGAAGCAAATCCCATAGAATCCTCTACGTTTGCGCCGGTTTCTACGGTCAATGTCAAAGTATTGACTTGGGTGCTCATGTCGGTCCCGTTTTTGTCCAACGTGACTAACGGCGCCGTAAATACCTTTCCTTCGGTAAAATTCACTTGATCGGCCAAAACGCCCTTTTTATCTTTCATTCCGAGCGTATTTACGGTCATACTGGCCCATTCATTTTCGATAGACAGTTCTATGGATTCAATGACGTTGCCAAGGAATATATGCTCAAAAATATCCTTCCCGACTTTGGCCGAAAAGGAAGGCATTAAGGCGCCACGTTTCGGAAAAAACGTGTGAGTGTATCCAGTCGTTTGGTCCCCGGTCACGGTGTAGCCGCCCAGGGCCCACTTCCAAAACCATGCGGTTGCCTTATCGTCAACAGGAAGGGTTATGCTACCTTCCGTTGAATATTGGCCCAAGGCAACGATTCGGTCCACTCCGGACATGCCTTCATAGATTAGTTTGTCGTCCCCGGCGTTATCAATATCTACGCTCTCCGGGTCAAGGGTTTCGGCATACGTTTGAGCTTCGACCCCAAATTCCGTTTCCTCGCCGATCATCAAGTACCGCGTAATCGCCATGCATCATCACCTCACTCTTTAACGGTTTTGAGCGGAGCAGGCGTTAGGGTGGCGGCATAGTCCGTATCCGCCGTTCCGGCATCCGCGTCAAGTTTTTGCAACAAGGCGATTTGCTTGTTTCGCAGTTCGTTCAGGTCATCGATCAAGTCATAAAAAATTGCCGGCAGTTGAGCAACACCGGCGCCACCTTCACCTTTTCCGATGTATTTTGGCACTTTCGCCATGCTATTCCCTCCTTTGTAATCGAAAAATGAATTGTACTGCGGACCAATAGAGTTGCGTGGAATTTCCAACTTCATAAGCCGGATCTACTCTCAACGGAACAACATCATTGACGATTCCGCCGAGAGTCCGGTCGCTGATTAAAACGTCATAAACGTTGAATGACAATTCCTGCGCTTTTTTCAGTCCTTCCTCCGGATTTGGCGATTTTACGAAAACTGCAAAATAAAAAGGGATGTCATGCTGAATAGTATGACCTCCCCTAATTTCCGGCGTGTATGCGTCCGGAATGATCCATATGGCCGGGCTTTTTAAACTCCCGATTCGTTGCCTTTCGCCATAGACGATTTCTTTGATTTCCTTCAACAATTCGCTTTCTTCTAGTCTTCGGATGACTTCTTCCCGGATTTCATGAAAGATTGTGGCCAAACTTTTTCCGTTCATACCAATCCTTCCTCACTCAATGCACGATACACAAAGTCTTCAATCCGCTTTTCTGCCTCATGGATGGATCTTTCGACAAATCGTTTGGGCTTGATTCCAGGATGGTGAACCTTTTTGGCAAAAATCGTTTCGCCATTGATTTCAAACTTCAAAGCC